CCCTAACAAGAAAAACAATAACAACAACCAACCCACCCCTAACAAGAAAAACAACAACAACCAACCCGTCCCTAACAAGAAAAACAATAACAACAACCAACCCACCCCTAACAAGAAAAACAACAACAACCAACCCGCCCCTAACAAGCAATTAAACATTGAGGCTAATCGTCAAGCTAGGAACCAAAACGAGAAGAACTTCAACGCCAGTGCCGAACTTAACAAACAATTAAACATTGAGTCTAATCGTCAAGCTAGGAACCAAAACGAGAAGAACTTCAACGCTAGTGCCGAACTTAACAAGCAATTAAATACCGAGGCTACTCGTCAGAAGAATGAGGCAAATCAGAAACGAAGAAATGAACGTGAGAAGGAAAAGAAAAATCTCCTTCCACTTCTGAATAAGCTATCTTCTAAAAAACGTAAAATGTATCTTACACAAATTAATAAACCAAATACAAATCTTAGACCTCTCCGAGCTCTCATAAATGCAAATATTTCATTTGAGAAAAAACAGGAGGAAGTTCTGAATAAAACTAGAAAACATGTAGCCAAATTTAGGGGTATAATAGGCGACTGGAAGCCTGCTATAAATGGTACCAAAACTATAAAAGAACTTAACATGATTAATGCAAATTTAAATAGGCGAATCGAATTACGAGGTGAAATTAATATGAGTAAGATGTCACCCAAAGAAAAAAGGGAAATGGGTAACATGCTTATGCGTTATAAATCAAACTCCAAACAAGTACGACGCAATTTTGAGAAGATTTTAAATAATATAGAAAATAAGAAAATATCAAATGTCACCAAACCCCTTGTAGGTGGTATAATTAATAATATGATTACCCAAAATAAAGCAGCAACTAAAATACAAGCTGGGTTTAGAGGAAAGAAAGGGCGTAATACTACAAAGCGCATGAAGTTTGAAAAGAATACTAACATTTCAGAGGCATTTAATATACAAGAACCATCAAACAGTAACTTGATAGGATTTTTTGACCGTGGATCTGCTATAAGCACTATTAATAGACTCAAGAAAATTTCAAGTAGCCAAAAAACAATTTTTAAGGGACGGATAGGTAAGGCCAAAACAAAAACTGAACTCGAAAATATCAAAAGGGAAGCGACTCGCTCGGATGAAGCCATGAAAAAGGTAATAAAATAGTAACATCTCGCGAACATAAATTAAAGAAATAATCATCCTTTATTGTAATGATAACGTGTGATGTATGCTGTGAAAAGTTGAACAAGATAAATCACAAAGAGGTTAAGTGTCCCTTTTGTGATTTAACCAGTTGTAGAACATGTAGTCAGAAGTATATTCTATCTACATTTGAGGACCCTCATTGCATGGGTTGTAAAACCCTATGGAATAGGGAGTTTATAGATTCATTTTGTACTAAATATTTTAGAAACACAGAACTCAGGCGTCACCGTGAGATTGTTCTTTTTGAGAGAGAAAAGGCACACATGCCTGAAACCCAACCAGAAGTTGAACGTATTGTTCGTATGAGAAAACTGAGACGAAGACTTCAGAAGCAGAAAGATCATCTTATAGAACTTCACAATAAGTACAGAACCTATGATGAAATCTACGACCCTACACAAGTTCCACCAGAAATTAGAACGGTATATACCGAAATGGAAGATATATACAGAGAGCTCGAACGACTGCGTAGTGTCACATACACAACAGAACCCAGGACATTCATACGTCAGTGTCCAGATGAAATATGTAAAGGTTTCTTAACAGAAAATTGGTATTGTGGTTTATGTGATGTTCAATATTGTAAAAACTGCAACGAAGTAAGTGTAGAAAATCACGAATGCGATCCAGCGGTTGTGGAGACTATGAAACTTTTGAACAAAGATAGTAAATCATGTCCCACGTGTGGAACAGTTATACACAAAACAAGTGGTTGTGCTCAGATGTGGTGTATAAATTGTCATACCGCATTTGACTGGAGAACAGGTGAAATCGAAACTGGAAGAATACACAATCCACATTTCATAGAATTTAAAAAGAAATCTAGAATGTCTCGAGAACATGGTGATATTCCATGTGGTGGAATACCTTCGTTCAGAGAACTGAGAGCATTACAAGCACCGAATAATATCCTTCTATACGCCCTAACTATATTTCGTTTAGAACAAGAACTTCTGTATATAGACGTGCGACCAATTAATAACACACAACCGAGGATAGCTTATATGCTCAATGACTTGGATGAATCTGAATTCAAAACATTTTTACAGAGACAGGAAAAATACAGAGAAAAAATGAGAGATATTGTACATTTATTTGAAATGATAACAAACACGGGTGGTGATCTTCTTAGACAATTTGTGGTTGATCCTACGCGACAATATGAGATTACCGAAATTCTGAAAAAACTCATTGAATATGGGAATGAAATAATAATTACTATTAGAAAAAGGTATAACTCGGCATATCCCAAAAATATTTATATGTAAATAAACTAAGATGATACTTTTATTTATAATTGTATTACTAATTTCTATGATGCCTATGTATCATCATCCTAAAATCATTTCCAATTTCATTACACTTGAAGAGTGTTCATATATAAAGAGAAAAGTGTCAGACAAACTCAAACCATCTACTGTCTCAATCGGTTCCACGTTGAATGAAAGTGTTAGAAAAAGTGAAACTGCGTGGTTGGAAAAAACAGATCCAGTGGTACGACGTATTATTGAAAAGTGTGGTCCAATCGAAAATTGTGAAAAGTTACAAGTTATACGATATACTCACGGTGGATTTTATAAACCACACCAAGATGTACTCAAATGTCCAAATCCACGGATACATACGTTCATATTAGCATTAAATGATGACTACATAGGTGGTGGTACAGAATTCCCAAATCTAGGTAAAACATATCATCTTAAGATTGGTGATGCCCTTTCCTTCGATACACTCGACACATATGGAATGGTTACGTCCAAGGCTCTACATGGTGGGAAACCTGTAGAGACTGGTGAAAAATGGATTTGTAATGTATGGGTGCATAAATTTAATTATTCAATTTGATTCTTAACCTTCTCACGGTTAGCCATGTGAAGTGATTCTACGTCAGCCTTATTCTGTCCCGTGTAAGGAACTGCGTAACATTCATCACACATCCACTTATTTACATTAGTCCATGTGCCATCTTCGCACACCCAAACCTCGGCGAGAACACGACCAAACTTACCCCTAGAATCTGCTTCTGGGCAACGAAGTTCAATTTCAATATCATCCTTTTCGGATGCAACAGCCTTCATACACCATTCCTTGAGTTTCTTCTTGGAAAGGAGACCATACTTCTTTTCCTCTTTGTCAGAAGTACGAGACTCGGGAGTGTCGATACCTAGAAGACGTACCCTTTGTTTTGTGCATACATCAAAGCCTAGATCGATGGCCACATCGATGGTGTCACCATCGACGACTTTCTCGAGGGAAGATACACGATATTTGAAGTTACAGGGTTCAACGTTATAAGCAGACATTGTAATATTAATAGACTTAAAATCTTTATGTTATAATATTATATGAAATGTGTGGCTACTTTCTCTGAAAATAGTTTGTACAAGATAAAATTAGCCAAGACACGTGCAAATGTTTTAGAATCTCTGTATAATAAACCACCAATAAATGAACCCAAGAAAATTAAAGAAAATCTGAGACTTCGTTTTCGATTCGTCGAAGCGATAAAAGAAGCACAGGAAATTTGTGAAATAGATGAAAACTCTTCTGAATGTCATTGGGCGTGGTATGAAGTAGATGAACTCGAAGATTCTATGGGTCGATACTATCCCGATCGATTGTAATTATAGGTGGTTCTTCTGTGTAAGTATAATATCTAATAGTTATACCAAATTGTTTTTTTAGTAACTGATTTAGTTCTAAATTGATAAGACGTTTCCATTGTATGAGAGTAGAGTGGAAATATTCAAGACCATCTTCACTGAATACATGTTCTTTTAAGAAGGGTCTTTGTCTGAATTCCTTCATTACCTTGGACACACTTGATGGAATAGGTATTTTATTATTTTTGGCTGCATCTAACATATCTATGATATAATATCCGTGTGCATCACAAATAATATTAGTTTGCATTTCTGGGTACGTGTAAATACATACCTCAAAATCTGAGTTACTTGGAAGAGTTGTAAATATTTCATTACTATCATAGTTTAACAATTGCGGTTGAACTATAGCTGGATGTGTGTGGTAACCTATTAGAGAGGGCCATATAAGTTCAATCGTATCGATACCAACTTTTCTTCTACTCATTGAAGTTACAAATGTTGGTTTGCTGAAGAATACGCTATTTTCTTTTATTTTACACTCTATATTTCCTGCATATTCCCAATTCCTTTTTGAAGATAGGTCACTTATCTGTTTTAGATCACGAATTACCGTTCTCGGAATTTTAATACGTTGAGGCCTAAAGGAATACACGTTCATCCTATATTCATGAGTACATTTTTATCTAAGAGAGTAATCTTACCCAATTCAGACCATATGTTGTATCGAACAGATATACCAAACCTTCTACGCATGATGGGATCTACGTAATTATTCACAGCTCGTTTCCATTTTTCGGGGGTGCTCGTGAAATATACGAGAGAACCCCAATTAACTCTAAACCTTTGAAAATCTCGACTTCCCATGAGTTCGTTAAAGACACGAACGACATCGTCAGCATTTGGTTTCTTCATATTGGTCTCAATAAGATCGATGACGTAATACCCCTGATTTTCGAGAATGAGATTTGCTTGAACATCTGGATAATGACTTATGTATGCTCTAAAGTCTTGTTCGCTGGGATAAGTAAATAGGGGTGTATTATTTTCTGGTACTGGGTGAGTGTGATAGACTATATACTGTGTCAGATCTTCTTTCGTGGGCGTTACAGAAGCTAGTTGTTGATTTGTTTTAACTGTGGGTTGGTTAAATTTAACATAGTTTCGTGTGTTACTCACTGTAAAAGGGATACTACCAACGTATTCAATTTGTTGACTCCAAGTTTTGGTGTATATTTCTTTGAGTCGGTCGATAAGTTGGCGACTAAGTCGAGTAGTCATATAGCGATTATTGAGAGTCGTAATTGTTCCTAAATTGTATCGATTTTTACCCACATTCAATCTCTTAAACTTATTTGTAAGTTTATTAATTGCGCGATCAACACCTCGTCTCCTATTTTCGATACTTCTACGTCTATTCATAGTTTGTCGTCTGGTAGTTTCGGTCCTTCGCCTTTCAGTGGACATCTTACTTTAGTTAGAGAATTAATCTGAAAAACATTCAATGATAGAAAACTTGATGAAAGAAGTTTATGCTGAGTTGGGTCCTGGTCACAGTGAAAGGATATACCATAATGCAGTTGAGGTTGTGTTAAGATCGAAGAAGATTCAATATGAAACCGAACGTATCATACCTGTCATATTTAGGGGACACGTGATAGGTAATGTTAGGGCTGATATCATCATAGATGGAAAGTGTATTTTAGAGTTTAAAACAATTAGAACTCTTGGCGATGGGGCGGAGTTACAGGCACATAATTATCTTCGTCTGACTGGTTTGAGTCTTGCGTATTTGATAAACTTTCCTCCTCATTCTGATCGAGAGGTTGAGGTTCGAAAGATTGAGCTAGGACCATCAAAGGAAGAACTCGAGAAAGAATTCGGTAAAATTCTCGACCATCATCGAAATGTTTCTGCGGATCTGACACAGCTGCTTCCAGGGACTCCCGAGCCTGAGATAAATGATGTTTAGCTTGTTCTATACAGTGATGGATGGCGGAGTCTGTGGGGACCATGTGGTTGAAGTGTGGAAGAACATGGGTCTCTAAATCATATAAAGCACATAAAATGTGCTCCTCATCGGGTGTCATCTTTTAGTATATTTGAACACACTATCATTCGACTTAGGTAGCTGATAGGCTGGTATGGCTCCATTGGGTGGTTTCTTACAGTAAATTTTACAATCACATTTTTGAGATTTGCAAAATAAATCCCTTTTATTTGCATAACATCGTATTGGTAACATGTAATCTTTCATTACGTAACGTATAATTCGATCAATGAAAATCATTTCATATAATTACTTTTAACCCATTCTTTAAATCATATAGTTGGAATAAATTCCCATTTGTTACTTTTACAAATATTACGCCAAATAACATCTTGTTGATATAATTTGTCTTTTGATTTCAATAGAGGGAAGTATTGAAGATAGTCATCCTCTCCCAAAAGTTCACAGAACTTATATAGAACATATGAATATGAAAGAAAATTCTTACGTTCGCTAGGACAGTTGTCATCAAATGGTTTCTGTATATCTTTGAACATGATACGCAATGTCTCCTCAAGTTCTTGTGGCATATTTGGGGGTTTTATACCATTAAGTATATTCGTAATATACGGCACGTGCTCATAAAACTTATTTAAACGAAGCTTCTTCAATAAACTTCGTATTTTTGCATGTGTAATGTCTTCCAATTTTTTGATTTTCATTTTCTTAAGTTCCCCCCTCAACTGTTCAATAACTTCATTGGGTATAGTTGTCATCTCTTGAGCTTGAAATTGGGAGAGCCATTCATTGAAATGATTTTCTCTCTTATACGAATAATTAATCACCTTTTCTGAAGTTTCTTGCTCCTCTCTATATGTAAGTTGCTCACTTATAAGTGTAGCTATAATTGCCCCGCATGCATCACATACAAGATCACTTGTATCATGAAAATGAATAATATTACTATCTGGGCATGTCCGACAACATTCGATGATTTTCTCACGAGGTCTTGCTATATTTTGATTCTCAACTTCAACCAAATAGTCGGTAAATATATCTTTACGCTTTAGACCCACAGTTTCCCGAACATTGAATACATTATTCGTGTTTGTAACTTCCCCATTCTCATCTGTATATTGATTCATATAAGGCATACACTTTATTATATATTCAGCCATTTCAGATTCATATTTATTTTTATTTTGTGGATCATTTCTGATAGATTCATTCCAATCTTCTACCTTGTTGTTATACCTACTTAAAAAGTTTCTTTCCATGTCTTATAAAGAGATGATCATTAAACTTTTAAGTACTCTTTACTTCTTTTATAAGCAGTTGGTGACACCAAGAGATTATTCTATTATATCAGAAGAACTCGAGTATGAAATTGATCATGATATGAAATACCAAATAGAGGATGATTTTTGGTTAGAGGAAAGTAAAGATTGGGAAGATGGTATTCTTGACTCGTATTACATTAACGCTACAGGTAAAAACTTCAGGGAAACTACGATTCCACAAAATGTAAAATGGGTCATTTTACGTGTTCGGTATTATTTTAATGGAAAGCCATACACGGCGATATCACGTGATGTGAATTTCAGGCCAGGTAAAGATGAAAATGAAAGTATGCATTTTAGTATCCCTTTGAGTAGTGCTTGGATGGTTGATCATGATGATAAACCTGTTCGAAACATTACTGAAAAGGTGAAACGATACAATGGTCCTAGAAATGATTTCCATGGTCAAAATGTACCACTCGAACACTTTTTATATTACGAGAAACATATACTCCGTGACCAATATCCGAAAATTATACTTTCAAATACATTGGGTATGAAGAAGAAAGTATCAACCCTCGATGGTTTTACAACCGATCTTCAGATACCTTAGTTGCGAGGTAAAATTTAAGCTCACCCAGATTTGCTACATTGTATTTCAGAATTAAGAATCGATTACTGATTTCTTGTATGATTTGTACAGATGCACACATACTCGTTGCTTTTGTGAAAATATTAAGATACTTCAAACTATATAACCCTGTAATAGTTGGACTATCTTCCGGACATTCGATCGTCGTCTCTTGATTGGCAAAATCACCCTCACATTTGAGGCATATGTTTTTACCAGTCCTCTTAATTTCAATGTCTGTACCTATATTTGACATGTCTCGACAAAGGCGTTGAAAATCCGCCGAAGGAAGGGTGGTAATTGTCGTCATCTCAATCTCTGGAACCTCAATTCTACTTTCATTAATATCCAGAAGTTTCAGTTGAAATTTTGATTTTGTCCTTTTAGACTCACTTATGATTTCTATGTCTATAAATTCTTTAGAACTAATTTCTATTTGGAGTACATCATTATTTGTAATAGTTTTTAAAAGTTTGAAAGTATTTGATATATTAATGCCAGCTATGATCTCCTCTTGATCACAGTGGTATTCTTCGAAATTGTCAGCCGCGAGGTACATATCAACTAGGGATGTTCTAGCTGTATCGAGTGTAACGACATACATACCATCGGGTTTGAAATATATATTTACGTCATTTAGTATATCCTTTAGTACTTCAAAAGTCGATTTGAAAGCTGATGCTTGTATCGTGACTAATTTCATATCTGTTTAAATCATCGTGTTACATCTTTAAATCTGTATATGCAACACCTTTCGAAACTTCACGGTTAATTTTCTCTTCGAGCTCCTTTGTCATTGCGGGTTGGAGTGATCGACCATAGTCATCCAATTTGAACATATCATTAGTATTCTCGTCACTACCCAGAGTAGTCATAGAACACCCAAATGATCCAATTCCGGAATGTTCAACATCTTTCTTTGGCAGGAGAGAATCTAACCAGTTCTTTATTTCGTTACCAACGAGAATCTTACCATTTTTAGTGAGCATTGTCGGTACCCGATTAATTTTATTTCTATAGTTGGGAGGTATCCCCTGTGTATTTATGTTATGATAATGCACAAGTTGTTTCAACTGAGGAATATCATTTATATACTCGATCACATCCATAGAATGTTTGCACCTTGGACTATAGATCAGGAGCGACATATACTATCTATATGGTATTTTGTAAAAAAAAATTAACGCATTATAGTAATAAAGATGAACTACTTTGTTATGTTCGCCCTACTTATGGTTGTTATTCTTCTGACAACCACTCAAGAACCATTTGTTGAAATGTTTGGGTTCTCAGGCCATTCCAAACCCATTAAACCTATAAAACTTGACGATGATAGACCCGATCTTAGTAACCATAAGTTGATCGAAGCTAGCATTGACAACGATATGATTGAAGAGTTTGTCCTCGCAACTAACAAGGAAATTTCTAAGCGCACAGGTGTCTGTACGTACATCATCGAGACAACTTCCATTCGACAGTACAAGGGTGAGGAGAATGACATATATGAGTGTATGTTCATGGTCATTAAGAAGGGTGGTTTCTCTTTTGGTTTCTCAGTAGTTTCCTCCTTTGAAGTACAGAACGGAAAGTCTCGTCTCCTCTCTTTGCGATCCCAACCTCTAGGTGTTAATGCACCCAGTAACGTTACACCTTTCACAGAGGGTGGTGAGGGTAAGGAATTCATCGATTATGAACTCGTCAAGGAAGGTGCTATACCCACAAAGGCTGAGTTTGATTCGGCAAAAAATAAGTTGCAGTAATTGTAATGATCAGCATCGATGACGTCACTAAGATTGATGAAAAAAGAAAACAAATACGAAAAGAAATTTATATAAAAATATATGAACAGTTTTCTTCAAAAATTAAACAGTCAGTCGAGATGGGAAATAAACAGATATTTCTAACAATTCCAACTTTCTTATTGGGATACCCTGTTTTTGACCGAAGTTCAGCCGCTCGATATGTTGCTAGACAATTTGTTTTAGGTGGTTTCAGTGTTAAAATGATAAGTAATTACGATATATATGTGTCATGGAATGTTTCCAAAAAGAAAAAAGAGAGGATACAATCAGAAGAAGATGGTGACTTTCCTAATCTCATGAATCTTAAGAAAATTGCTAACAAATACAGAAGAAATGCGTGAGAGTTTAAAGTTTAAATATGTAACTTTACTATAAATGTCTGATTCTATAGGGATTATGGTAGAAGCCAAAAAGGAATATATGGGACAGCTTTGTTACATCATGTCCCCAGCTATGATTGAAGTATTTCAGGATATGTACAATGAATCTGTAACTATGTCGAAGGGTAAAAAGGTACTTCTCATGTTCCAGAAGCTTCTGAAGGAGGTTCCCAATTGGTCTAATGCCATGTCCAAGACACACAGTGATAACATCACCAATCGGTGTGCGTGGTTTGGTGATCTTTTGGCGGCTGTTTTTGTTGCTTGCACAAAGATTCTTTCTGCAGTTCGTCTCAAGGCTGATAACAAGAAGATTTCTTTGAAGCTTCCAACTGAGGAGGTGTTCATTCAGACATGTTACAACAACGTTGCAAAGGAATTGTATAAGGATCCTTATATTTTCAGTGAAGAACAGAGTGAATATTTGAGAGATGAAAAACTCACTGACCGTTTTTGTATGTGCATCGAGAATACCGTAAAGGAACTCATCCCTGTTCAACAGATTTTGCAAACGTACATGTCCCAGGAGACGCGTGATATCTCACTCGATGGTGAGATTCAAGATACTGAGGATCCTGATATATATGATGGTGAGATGGACCCAGAGCCGGTGATGGACCCAGAGCCTGAGATGGACCCAGAACCTGAATCTATGGATCCCGATCCTGAACCAACTGGTTTAGAAAATGAGTTTAAGACTGTACCCGGTGTTCAGGCGCCCGAACCAGGGCCAGAACCCGAACCCGAACCAATGATGGAACCCCAGGGTCAGCCCCCACAGGGTGACGACGATGTATTATTTGGTGATGCACCTGAACAGCGTACAAAAAAAGTTGGTTACTATTAAATGGAACTCTCCGACTATCTTCGTGATCCAATGAGTGCCGCGCTCATCGCGGGTGGTATAACAGCGGCTTATATTCATTTGAAGGCCCACCTCAATAATGAGGGTAAGCTCGAGCTTAACAAATACACTAAACCTGCTGTACTTAACGCGATTCTCGTATTCTTCGTGGTCTCTGGTGGTATTGCACAGAAAGAGGCTATTTCAAATGAACCTTTCTAAACTTAAAGATTAAATTATTAAAATAAGAAATGGCGTCTGTTACTGCGTTTAACGACATGATGGGTCAATTTCTTGTGGAATTGCACAAGACTTTTCCAGATGAAAAAGGCATTAAGAAAATGATGACTTCCTTCGATGTACTGAAGTCCTCCAATCCACGTCTCGTTGTGGATGCTTATATGAAGGGTGTATCTCCATACGCTGATAAGATTTCTTCGAAGGATGAAACTTTCCTTCTCGATGAGATTGATACTATTGATTTCCTCAAGGATCTCAACATCAAATCATTTTGGGATCGGATGAACCCTAACACGAGGAGTGCTACATGGCAATATCTTCAGACCCTCTACATGCTCGGGACGACCATTACCGCCCTCCCCCAAGATACACTCAGTCAGATTGAAAGTATTGCTCAGGGTGTAGCTTCGAAGCTACAGGATGGTGACGGTGGTGAGCTTAACCAAGATGCCCTTATGCAAATGATGGGTAGTATGCTTGGTAGTCTTCCTAAAAAATAAACCTTATTATATACTAAATGAAAGCTTGGTTCGACGACTTCCAGCAACTCATTGATGCTAAACAGGTTTCTCAGTTTTGGCCAACTATTGATCAAACGCCAGAAGAGCGTATTAACTCCGCTTCGCGTTTTGTGATTTATGCCACATGTCTCATTTATATCATTCGTCGCGATCCTCGTGTCTTTATTTTGACTGTAACGGCTCTATCCGTTATGTATGTTCTTTATAAGTCCAAGATGATCAAAGAGCCCTTCAATAAAACGAATCTAGATGGTAGTGAAACATGTCAAATGCCCACATCTGACAATCCCATGGGTAACGTACTCCCAACCGATTACACGGATGCCCCTAATCGTCTCTCCGCTTGTTACTATTCTGATGTAAAACCACTCGTCAAGGGATTCACAACGGATCGCATTCCATACGATTCTGGGCGTTCTCGTTCCCCCCTTCCTAAGTATATGCGTAATGCGGCTGACCGACAGTTTGTAACTTCGCCAGTTTCTAAAATACCAGGAGATCAGACTGACTTTGCTGAGTGGTTATATGGACCAAAGAATGGACCCACATGTAAGAGTGACGGTCGATACTGCAATCCTGACGCACGCGGTGTTCAGTTAGAGGCTTTCGCTGGTCTTGGTGGTGATGGGGATATCAGGGGTCCTCGAGGTGGTGGTCGTGTGCGAGGTGGTGGCGGAACCTATAGTTAGATTAATATTCTTATGTAATAATAAATGGCATACCAGCTCCAACCTGGCCTTTCCATCGTTCAAAACACAGGTGCTTTACCTCCCGTAAATGCGACCGATGAGGTTTTCGTCTATCCCCAGCCCAGCACTCTCAACTGTGGTGGCTGCCGTCCCAACACTATGCTTTATGGTACCGCCCCATATAAGGCGGGTAAGGGTTCTCCAGCCCAATATATTGAAACCAGTGACCAACTTCGTCCCCAATCTACTTCTCGTTTCAATAAGAACATCGTTCAAACATATGAGCGTAAGTTGTTCCCCCTCAACAATATGGAGTGTAAGGTTCCTCTCCGAACCATGCAGTATGAACCCACGAGCACCCGTGCCGAACTTCAGAATGGACTCTTTCAGCAAAGGTACGCTAATAAAAATATCAATAAGAAGTAAGAATGGCAGATCCCATTTCACTGATGGCCGTAGCCGGTCTCGTGTATGCCGGTCGTACATTAAGTACCCCCCCTAAGAAGCAAGAGGTATCGGATGTAACCTATCCATCCCCTTCTCCTTCGATGGAAATGGACAATTTTGAACCTACTACAGAAGTTCCTCATAAAATGGAGATGGCCAGTTTTGCTGACATTAGTCGCCAACAGCGTAGTGGAGGGCAAGAAATTTTGAATATGCGAAATCGTATGTATGATCATGGTCGTATGAATAATCTTTCTCCAGTTGAGAAGCAACTCGTTGGTCCAGGTTTAGGTGTAAATTCTGATGTACCCGCTACAGGCGGTTATCAACAGATGTTCAGGGTTAATCCTGTAAATGTTGGTGAGTATAGGCTCACTACACTTCCAGGACGCACTGGTCCAGCACATGACATTACAGGTGGGCGATCGGCCAAGGTTGGTGAATTATCTCACAACAAACCCGAAACGACTGCTTATCTCCCCTCTCGCTTACCAACCATGGCTGGTAGGGCACAAGGTATGACTGGTGTTGTACCTCGCAGTGAACACGAAAGGACTAAGAGGACCACTAACCGTTCAGAAACTGGTCATCGTGCCGATGGTCTTGGGTTTAACGGTGCTAAGCGATTTGTGTCGGCTCAAACTATATCTCAGGATCCCACCCGATTTAAGAGTGATAGGAGTGACGAACAGTACAACTATATGAACCACCCAGCTCCAGGTATTCACAGCCATCATGGTGCATACACAAACAGTGCTGCTTCTAAGGTTGCGAGTAAGAACAACGAGGAACTCATGAGGTACGGTTTCCGCCCCGAGGATCGTCGCGGTAAGCCAAATCGTATGGGAAATGCAGGACGTATGAACGTCAGGGAGAGTGCCCTTAAACAGGGTGGTCGTCTTACATCGGTTCGCAGTGATACCACACGTGTAGATGGTCGCACGAATGCTGCTAACGGTGGTTGGACTCAACAGTATCAGCAGAAGGCCTTCCACCAATTTAATGCTTATAAGGGTAATGAAAATCCCAATACCCGAAACCTTGACATTGCAAAGAGGCAACTTTATAATAACCCTCTCACACACGATCTTTCTCAGTAAAGGTACAAAGAGTAAATAAAAACACTCATTAAAATATTATACGCATATTTTAATGAAGGTTCATACATTAGACATAGATAGCAGTGTAAGGGATGTTACATTGTATCCAAATGCAAACAGTTATGTCGTGAATCTGAAAACTCCGATTTATAACGTTTCGGAATTTAAACTTGTTTCTGCGAGAATTCCTACAACTCAATTGCTTATATGTGCATCAAATAACACATTTACTTTAGATGATGGTGGTACCACACATGAAATATCACTACCAAATGGGAACTACACTATAACTAGTCTTAAGACTGAACTTCAAAACAAGCTTAACTTAACAGGATCTGATTATACAGTTACATTCGGACCAAATCAAGCGTTTGTAATCACTGCTAGTACGAATACTGCAAATCAAAGAATTTTGAAGTTTAGAACAGGTACAAATGGTTATACAAGCGAATCATCCAGAGAGACTACACCTCATCAAATAATAGGTTTTGGATCAGATGATTATGGGTTCACTAATACCATTACAGGTGGATTTGTTAATACAAATGGACCTAACTCACTCGTTTTAAAAATTACAGCAAATTCAGATGAGTTAAATCAAGACATTTATTCGACGAGTCCTTTCTACACTGGTCATATTCTCTCAAGTGGATCTGAATTTATAAACTGTAACGGTTCAGATGATACAGTCATTCATAAATTTCATTCTGGACCACAGAAAAGTATCGAAAGTGTTAAGATTGACTTCTACTATATGAGTCATGGTCGTCTCATCCCATATGATTTTAGAAACCAAGATCATATTTTAAAATTTCAAATTGTGGGATCTAAGGACAAACTTGAAAATGCAGCAAAAATACCAATTGAAGTTCCCGAAGAAAAGGAGCCATTAATAAGCATTCCTGAATTGAAGAATGTTTATCCATGGGAATGGCAAGTTGCTACGATTATAATAATTGGAACACTTCTCATACTATTTACCAAGTCGAAACCGTCTAGCGCATGATGGCATAAACGGGGGTGGCAGGCTTGGTAACACTGTTAGAAAGGCGAGAAACGATCAGGAAGACGAGGATGGAGATGAGAGTAGTCATCACCGCGGTGAGTGCGTACTGAGCACCACCGTTCTTGGGGACCTTGACGAGCTGAGTTACCAACCAGCGGGCGAGATCCATCCAGGAAAGGGCGGCAGCGAAAGAGAATCCTGCGACGATGCCATTAAGGGCCTGAGACTCAAGCTCCTGGGTGACGAGGCTGATGGTCTTGGTAAGATCGGTCATTGTAATATACTTTACTGTGGGAAAATTATTCTGGTAACAGTTCCTCCTTTTCAACTATTTTTTTGAACTTTTTCTTTTTTATTGTTTTCGTTTTTGAAAATATCTGTTCATCATCTGATGAATCTTCACTAGAGCTTGTTCCTGAACCATCATATGCTTTAAACTTATTATCTGAAAAAGACCATGCTTCAGGCTCCGAGGTGCTCATTACTATTAATAGTATTTTTTAACATCTGTTCTGTCGGATTCTGGGGTTGCCACTCGTCCCATCTATCATATGCTTCATTCATATGTAAAAAAGTCGGATCTGAACCAGTGTATCGTTCAAAGGGTGGGCACTCTTCTGGTGCTATGATAGACATTTCTTCATCTTCATCTTCATCCTCTTCCTCATCGTAAATCTCGGGAAATAGAGATCCGACATCCTGACCAACTGTGTACATAGCACAGTATTTCATCGCATATTCCATGTCTTCTGGAAGAAGAGTATCTCTTCCACACGCCCTGGAATATTCGGCTGCGAGTACAGTACTCCTTTCCATAACGGGTATTAAAAGGTTAGTCATGGTCTCAATATATTGATTCACGAGACCATCACCACCGTCACCAAAACCAGTTTGCATATTCATCTTTAGTATTGAGAGTTAAAAAGAGTTTCTGCAATTCCCTCAGAAATACGAAGAACATTGTAACTTAGGGCATAAACTCGAATTTGTCTAGATTCGGAACAAGGTGTGAGATTCATTTTAAGAATTTGTTCCTTGATCAAACTAAAATTGATTTGTCCTGTGGGATACCATTTTTCGGGTTCAAGTGCAAAACTGTATGAATAGAAACGACGAATGAGTTGCGTCTTTGAATGATGTATAGCACCTTGTACCGCTTTAAGAAATGCGACACCCCCTATGTCACGTGTAATTGTGTCTTCACCATCTAAGGTGAGTGTTAAGTTGTCTAAATTTTCGTAAAATATTAGTTTATTATTTACAACTATACTCGTATTATCATAATCAAAGATGGATGCATTATCTCGGTGTATAACAAAATATAATTCTTTGACTGGATTTGTAAAATCTAATTTGAATACACCTTCATTTATACCAGCATCTACATTAAATACATCTTGTTGAACTTGTGTAATTAAGTAGTCAGTTGATATACTTTGGATTCGAAGACGTTCTACACAATCAACAAATACAACTTCTGCACATAGTTCAAATTGTTTTATTTTAGGTATGGGATCTTGAAGTGTGGCTCCAGGAATCACAACGTCACGTGCATCCCTTAGCTTAATTTCAATCTCAACTTCTTGTTTCGTTATAGCACACAATGGTAAAGCGAGTTCAGTGTTCCTATAAAAATAAAATGGAATATCGACGAAAAAATCTACATCTGAATTTAAACCCAAAGTATTATACTCAAGAATCTCTGAACTACCGGCTGCTAAATTATTACTATTTCTGATTGGGTATTTACCTATGAGATGTTCGAGTGCGTACTGCTTCGTCTGTGTGATATTTTGTTCGGAGTAAATTTGAAGATAATCACTGGTAATATGTTGTATAATTTTTCCACCTATGATGAGATCTACATACTCTATGATTCCGTGTCCTACTGACTCTATATAGTGTGGTGATATTTGAGGAAGTTTCATTTTTACACTGATAGTTGTAAGTAAATCTCCCTGATTTTGAGCAATCTTAAATCGAACCTTCTTACCAAAATCAGCCTCATTTTCTGGATCTATGGTGGCATAGTGTCTGGAGAAAATTGAATGTTTTTTAAAACTTTCTACGAAGTGACTGTAGTCTGGGTCAATTGTGAAAAACCTCTCTTGGGGACCAGAGGTCATCAGCTGTATCTGCCCAGCCATTACTACTATATTCATCTAAAATTTTAAACCTGCTAAACCACTTTCGAAACGTAACACGTTATAATTTATGGCATATACACGTGTATCATTGTCATGAGTTGAATTTATTGGTTTTATTTCAATTGTAAGTAGTTTATGTGATATACGACTCATATTTACTTGACCAGTTGGATATGGCATTTCTGGCTTGAGTGAGAATGAATATGAACCAAATTTAGAAGGTCCTATCACGGCATTTAGACCATTAATCTGTGCGGTGGTTGTCGATTTTATACGTGGAACATTTACATGATGTTTGAATGGTTGTTCATACATGAAAAATAGACCATTTTCATTAAAAATAGTCTCATTGTTAAATTTAAGTTCAATATTTGCAATTTCGTTATAATAGTTAGGTAATGTAGTACTTTCATTCGATGACACAAAGAACATTTCTTTCACGGGATGTTGAAAATTGAGCATCACTGAACGTTTATTGTCACCGGCTTTCATCTTAAACTTTGCCATCTGTAACTGTGTAATAACATAATCAAGTGGGTGAGACATGAGATATCCAATTTCTTCTGGTGTTACATAAACAAATTCTGTATCAATTGAGAACTTTTCAATAGATGCGGTGGCATCTAATATGCTGTCCTGGGGATAGCTTGCACTCACATTTTGTACAAGCTGTGCGAGTGGTCGAGTTTTAATTCTAACTTCTACGAGTTGTTTTGTAAGAGCACATGTAGGTATAGCCAATGCGGGATGTCTGTAAAAGTAAAATGGAAGATCGAGAAAGTATGTGTATTTATCAGCGTAAGAGAAGTAATTTCCATGACCATTCAAAAAGTACAGAGTTTGATCTATATCGTCATTTGTATTGTGTAATTGTTGATGCATATAAATATACTCCCCAGTCAATCGTTGTATAGGCTGACCACCTATGAGAAGCTCAGCATACTCTATGAGATGTGAAATAACAGATGGACACCATACCATATCATTTTCACTATTATCATCTGGTTTTGGATCAGAGAGTGTAACCTTCAGTGTCATGTTTCGTACCAAGTCCCCCTTATCACCAGGTATTCTACATGTAAGTATTTGACCAAAATCTATATTACCATCGAATTGACTCTCCACAAAATCAAATGCAAACTTTGTATGTCTTTTAAAATTCATAAGAAAGTATGAAAATTGTGGATCACCTGTGAGCCATTGATCTTGGACTCCAGTGGCGGCAATTATCAGACGGCCAGCCATTCCTACTGTATATGAGTAAAATTTTGCTAAATAAAACGAGACAATACAATAGAATGAATCTTCAGTTGAGGAAATTCAAACCCGAAACAATTACAGATGACAGGGTATGTGTATTCATCGGTAAGCGAAATACGGGCAAGTCTACACTGGTAAAGGATATAATGTATCACAAGAAGCATCTTCCTGCTGGTATAGTATTGTCAGGGACTGAAGAAGGTAATCATTTTTATTCCGATTTCATTCCAGATCTCTTTATTTATGGTGATTATGACCGAGATGCAATTGAGAGAGTGATGGCGAGACAGAGAAAACTTGTAGGTAACGGAAAGTCAAATTGTGGAGCTTTTATGCTTTTAGATGACTGTATGTATGACAGTAAGTTCCTTAAGGACACGTGTATTCGGCAGTGTTTTATGAATGGAAGACATTGGAAGATCTTCTTCATGCTGACTATGCAGTATGTGATGGACCTTCCACCGGCACTACGAGCTAACGTGGATTACGT